TAAAAGAATTTAAACTTGCAAAAGAAAAAGGACTTGTAATTGATAGAGATGAAGTCGAAAGACAAGCATTTGAAATAGGCAAAAAATTAAAAGAGAGTTTAAAAACAATTCCAATAAGAATTTCTGATGAACTTGCAAGTTTAAATGATGCACACACAATAAGAAATCGTTTAGAAGATGAAGTTAATAAAATTTTAGAAGATGTTAGTAAGGATATTGAAAGTGCCATTTAAAAAAGGACTTCTAAATGGAATAAAACCTGATGAGAATTTGTTAATAAGCGAATGGGCAGATGAATACCGTGTATTACCGAGTGAAGGGAGTGCTGAACCTGGAATTTGGAGAACGAGTAGAACTCCATATTTAAAAGAGATTATGGACGAGTTATCTCCACAAAGTGCAACTCAAGAAGTTGTAGTTATAAAAGCAACACAATTGGGATTTACGGAATTATCGAATAATGTTATTTTTTATTATGCAGATTTACACCCTTGTCCGATGTTGCAGGTCCTACATACGGAAGATATTGCAAGAACTCACGCCAAGACTAAAATATGGCCTTCAATAGAACTTATGCCAAATTTATCTAAAAAAATACAAAGAGCAAAAGGAAGTAGTAGTGGTTCAAGTACCTTAGATTTAGTTTTTCCAGGTGGGAATGTGAAACTTGGTTGGGCACAAACAAAATCAACTTTTGCTAGTGTTTCAAGACGGGTAGTTGTGGGAGATGATGTTGACAGATGGCCTCTTGATGTTGGTGGAGAAGGTAATCCAGTAGAACTTCTAAAAAAAAGAACAGATGCTTTTTCAAATAGGAAAATTTATATAAATTCTACTCCTACAACAAAAGGTGCGAGTAATATTGAAAAAGAATTTAATGAAAGCGACCAACGACACTTTTATATGCCTTGTCCGAAGTGTGGAGAGTTTATCACCTTTGAAAAAGAAAATTTTGTTTATGAATTTGATGATGAAAGTTACGAATTAAAAGGAGATGTTAAATATAAATGTCCTAAGTGTGGGGAATTGATTGAAGAATGGCAAAAAACAGAGATGCTAAAAAAAGCGAAATGGATAGCCCACAATTCAAAAGCTTCAAAAAGAGGCTACCGACTTCCAAGTTATTACTCTCCCGTTGGTTGGCTTAGTTGGAATGCAATTTTTAAAGAGTATTTAAGAGCACTTCAACAACAAAACAAATATGGAATTGATGAATATATGAAAGTTTGGGAAAATACAAGAGATGCTAAAGTTTTCGAACAAAAACAGAAAGAACAAGAATTTGACAAGATTTTTGAATTAGAAATAGACTTAAATGAGGGGTTAGTCCCTGATGATACCGCATTTTTAGTTATGGCTGTGGATGTGCAAAAAGACCACTTTTGGTATGAAGTTAGAGCATTACAATATGGAAATAGAAAACATGTATTAAGAGTTGGAAGAGTTGAAAACTGGAGTGATATTGAAGATATTTTTAGAACTTATTATGTAGATAAAAATGGAAATAAATATTTCGTAAAAGTTTGTGGAATTGATAGTGGATTTAATACAGATGAAGTTTATGAATTTTGTGCGATGAATAGTGATGTTTGCATACCAGTAAAAGGTAAGGATACTATGACTAATCCCTGGACATCTTCTGATGCAATGAGAAAACAAGATGGTGTAAGTATTGCAACAGGTCTTAAAGTCTATGTCCTTAATACTGATTATTTTAAAGATATGCTCTATAACTCAATAATAAGAAGTTTAAAACTTAAAGAAAAGGGAGAAATAAAAGATGATAATACAATAACGGTTCATAAAAATATTGGTAAAACTTTTGCAAAACAATATACAAGTGAACATAAAATAGTTGAAGTAAATAAAAGAGGGCGAGAAATTTATAAGTGGCAAAAAGTAAATAGTAGAGCTGACAATCACTTATGGGATTGTGGTGTATATAACACTTTTTTAGGCGAACTTTTAGGTATTAGATTTTTGAGAAAAACAAAAACTCAAATAAGAAAAAAAATAAATTCTCAAAGATATAGAACTCAAAATACAGCAAGTGAAAGTTATTTAGATGATTTTTAATTTAAGGAGATAGAATGAGTAGAGAAAAAAAAGATGTGTTTTATAAAAAAACTACAGTTCATCCAACTATTACAGAATTAAGTTTTGATGTTTTAAGGAAAATTGTCGAGGATAGAAATACTTCTTTTACAAAAATTTTTGAAGAATTACTAGAAGAAAGTGAAACATTTCAAAAATATAAAAAAGAAATACTGCAGAATGGATTTTTTAAAAAATATTAAAAAATATAAACTACCTTAAAAAATATTTTTATTTTATAATTTGCAAAAAAGGTTATGTTTTGGCTGAAACTCTCGGAAATAAGCTTGATAGATTACAAAATGCTATTGTTAAATTAGAATCTGGAGCAGTTAGTTCTTATGAAATTGAAGGTAGAAAAATTACATATCAAAATATTCAATTTCTTTATAAAAGAGAAGAACAACTAATAAAACAGATTGAAGCTTATGGAAGAGATTATGCACCAGGAAGTAATACAAAATCTATAAGGAGAACATTCCGTGTCTCTTTTTGCTAAAGTTAAAAATCTTTTTGGTTTTAAAAAAAGAAGATTTTATGAGGGTGGAAGAATAACTAAAGCAAATAAAGATTTTTGGAATGCAAATAGTCCTTTTGAAGTAACTGCTGCTCCTGATAGAAATACTTTAAGAGCAAGAGCTAGATGGCTGCATGAAAACAATCCTATTATGGCTAACATAGATAAAACTATCGTTAATAATGTTGTGGGAAGAGGTATTAAATTTCAAAGTAAAAGTGGAATATCTAAATTTGATGATGAAATAGAAAGATTATGGAGAGAATGGGAAAAGGCTGATAATTGTGATATTACTGGTCGTGTTAATTTTGGAGATTTACAAAGACTTATTTTAGAGCAAAGAATGGTAGATGGGGAAATTCTTATTTATAAAAAGCTTACAAAAGATAAAAACTTTCCTCTTAAAATTCAACTTATAGAAGCTGATAGAATTCAAAAATATAGCACTTTTGACAATGTAATTGATGGAATAGAAATAGATGAAAATGGAAAACCTATTTTTTATAATATTGTTAATAATAGAGACTATCAGACTGCATATAAAGAAATTCAATTAAAAGCTGAAGATGTAATTAATTATTTTAAAGTAGAAAGAGCTACGCAATATAGAGGAGTTAGTGAGTATAAACAAGCAATTCTTGATATTAAAAACTTTTCTGCTTTTCAAAGCTCAACAATTCAAGCAGCAAGAGCAAGAGCGAACATTGCTTATGTTGTAGAGCAGGATGAAGCCCCAGGATTTGCAAACGGCATTGTGCAGGATGATGATTTTGAAATGTTACAAGAAATAAATGGAGTAATGGTTCATTATCTTAAAAAAGGACAAAAAATAAACAAAATTGATCCTGATTTAGTGGATTCTACTTATGGAGAATTTGTTTCTACAGTTGTGAGAATGATTGCAGTTGCAAGAAATATAAGTTATGAATTAGCATTTAGAGATTATAGTAGAGTGAATTATTCTTCAGCTAGAGCAAGTCTTATCCAGGATAATAAAAGATTTGACTATGAACAACAACATTTAATTGATTATGTACTTAATCCTATTTTTGAAAGTTGGCTTGATGCAATGGTAATGTCTGGAAGAGTAAAAAGTATAAATCCAGCAGTATATTTTAAAAACAAACAAAAATATTTAAAAGCTAAATGGGTAACTCCTGCAAGGGAATGGGTAGATCCATTAAAAGATATGAAAGCAATTGAAATGGAATTATCTCTTGGGCTTACTACAAAAAGTGAAATAGTTGCAAGTAGAGGTAAAGATTTTGAAGAAGTTTTAATTCAACAAAAAAAGGAAAATGAACTTATGAAAGAATACTTAGGTGAAAGGGGTGTTGGATGAAGTTGAAAAATAAAATCGTTGGGAGTGAGATACAAAGAAGGGCATCTCCCCAAACAAAATTGATTGATGAAAAGCAAAGAAAAATACCTTTTATTCTTATTTCGAAAGATAATAAAGGTGAAAGGTATTGTTGTGGGGAAGTTGATTACATTGAAGAACTTGATGTAAACGGTGCAAAGTTTGACAATTTAAGAACTTTTTTTAAAGACCACGATAGAAGTGTAGACAGTGCTATCGGTAGAATTGAAAATGTACGTGTAGAAAATGGAGAGTTAAAAGCAGATGTTATTTTTGGAAGCACTGCTGATGCAGAAGAAGTATTTAATAAATACAGAGAAGGTATTTTAACTGATGTATCTGTTGGATATAAAGTTAAAGAGATAGAAGTTATTGAAAAAACAAATGAAGCCCCTTTAGTTAGGGTGGTTGATTTTGATTTGGTTGAAGTTAGTGCAGTTGGTGTTGGATTTGATAAAGGTGCAACATTAGGAAGAAACAAAATTTTTAAGGAGGATGAATTGGATAAAGAAAAAATGCAGGAAAGATTAAAAGAGCTAGAAGCTCTTAAAGAAAGAAACGCAGAACAAGTAAAAGAACTTGGTGAATTAAAAGCTAAACTAGAAGATAGCGAAACAAGAGAAGCTGAAATGAAAGAGCTTAAAAGAAGAGCTGATATTCAAGATATAGCTTTATCTTATGGGGCAGATAAAGAAACAGTTAAAAGATTTTTGGATGATAAAACAAAAACAAAAGAGGAATTTATGAGAAGTTTACTTGATGAAAAAAGTGCAGCACAACCAAAAGTTTATGCTGGTAAAAACACTGATGAAAACAGAACTGAAATGTTAAGAGCTATGAGTGATGGTTTATTAGCTAGAAGTGGATTTAATTTAAAAGAGAAACACAAAGATGCTGATATGTTTAGAGGTATGAGTGTTCAAAATATGGTTAGAAAAGTTGCAGGACTAAGTCTTGAAGCGAGTGAAAGTGAACTTGTCAGAGCAATGACAACTAGTGATTTTCCTTTAATCTTATCTAATGTACAAAACAAAGTTATTCAAGATGCTTTTGCAAGTGCTCCTGTTACTTTTAGAGA